CCAGATTTTACCATCAGCATAAAAATTCCATCGGCCGCAGATGGGGTAACGCCAGAGAATCCGAGCATAACGGCTGGCGCAGTAACAACTCTTCAGGCTGGGTCGAACGCATCAGCGAAGGTAAGTGGCACATACCCTGACTTTAAAGTTGATTTTGGCATACCTGCTGGACAGCCCGCAGCTACCAATAAGTTTATCGCTGGCACAGTAACTACATTGGCTGCGGGGGCTAAAGCTACCGCAGAGATAACAGGGCAGGCTCCAAACTTCGTAGTCAATTTTGGCATCCCGATTGGATCTGCCGGCACGAATGCGACAACGACCGCTAATGCGACAGCTACTACTCCTGGCCTGATGTCTGCCACTGACAAAGCCAAGATAGACACATTCAACGCTCCAGCCTTTAACGTGGTCGCCTCTGGTGGTCGTCCAGTCGGTACAGCATTCACCATTGATGCCAACAAGAATGCCAGAGTGAGTTACACCATCAGCTACACCCTGAGCGCCACGCTCACCATCGGACAGACAATTCAGATTGTCGCTTCGGTAGATGGCAAAGAAGTCGCCCGCATGGCTGACGGTATCCTGTTAGGCCTGGCAGGCAATCTGCAAAAGACAAAATCATTCAGCTTTGATGTGCCTGCGGGTAAATCGGTGCTGCTCACCAAAACTGGAACATCCAGCATTGTCGCCACGGTAGTGAGTGGTCAGGAAGTGCTGTACTGAGGTAAGCAATGAAAATTATCGAAGCGGTAAGGCAGGGTGAGCTTTCATATGTGCAGATTAAACACAATGGCGTACTGGTAACCATGCAGAAAGAAGGCGGCATTGTATCGGTAAATCAATGCGGTCGCGGAAACGTGCGATTCACAAAGAGTCAGGCAAAGCAACTGCATCACCTGTTAAACGGAAACTGAAATGGCAAAGCTCACCGACAAACAAGAGCTGTTTGCCCGTGAGTACCTGAAAGATTTAAATGCCACTCAGGCAGCTATCAGGGCGGGCTACAGTGTTAAATCCGCCCAAGAGCAGGCCAGCCGCCTGTTATCAAATGTCATGGTTCAATCTCGTATTTCTGAGTTAAAGGCTGACAGGAATGAAGAGGTTGGCATTGATGCCGCTTATGTGCTGCGTCGCCTGGTGGAGATTGATCAGATGGACGTGCTCGACATCCTGCTACCCAACGGCGAGCTCAAGCCAATTAAAGAATGGCCGAAGACATGGCGCACAACCCTGTCGGGAATGGACGTCACTGAGATGGCTGGCGATGACCCCGGCTTCCTGAAAAAGATTAAGTGGCCTGACAAGGTGAAGAACCTCGAATTGCTTGGTAAGCACGTAACAGTGCAAGCATTCAAAGAGAATGTGAAAACGGAGCAGTCAGGAACGGTGCAGGTGGTGAGCTACACCCCGGCAGATTACGCAGCAGCACAATCGCAGCTGGAGGAGAAACTAGACGGGCTGGACTGATATGACAAAAGTTATCGAATGGGATGATATGTCATTCCCCGAGCGTGTCGCTATCAAGACCAAATCGACTAAATCGTTTCTCAACTTTACCCGGCTGTGGTTTGAAATGGTGCAGGGTGACCGACTGCTGGTTAACTGGCATCACCGCCTGATGGCTTCAAAGATTGATGACCTGATCGCCGGTCGATTACAGCCGCGCAACCTGATTATCAACATCCCACCAGGTGGCACCAAGACAGAGTTCTTCTCCATCCACTTTCCGGCCTACGTTAATGCACTGGTGCAGGAAGGCAGGCTCAAGCGCTTTCGTAACCTGAACATCTCATTTGCTGACACACTGGTTAAGCGTAACTCACGCCGCACCCGCGACATCATCGCCAGCAAAGAGTATCAGGAGCTGTGGCCGTGTGGCTTCGGCGTCAATCAGGCTGAAGAGTGGGAAATCATCGATACACGTGGACGCTCAACCGGCCAGACGGTATCTCGATCCAGTAACGGGCAGATTACCGGTGGTCGTGGTGGTTACTACGGTCCGGACTTCTCCGGCATGGTCATGCTCGACGACTATAACAAGCCGGTCGATATGCTCAGCGAGTCGCGCAGAAACAGCGCCAACACGCTTCTGGTTAATACCATACGTTCACGTCGTGGTGATAAGTCGAAAGACCACCCAACACCATTTGTGAGCATTCAGCAGCGCCTCCATACGGATGATGCAACAGGATTCATGCTCTCAGGTGGGATGGGTGTCAGCTTCCATCACGTAGCCATCCCGGCAATGATTGATGAGAAATACATTCGGTCTCTTGCTGAGCCGTGGCGGTCACTGTGCTGGGAGACGGTTAAAGACACTGACTCTGTTGAGGTGTCAGGCACCAGATACTGGTCATACTGGCCTCAGATGGAAGATGTGAGCGACCTCCTGCAGTTATGGGAGAAAGACCGCTACACCTTCCTGTCTCAGTATCAGCAGAACCCGATGGCGCTCACTGGCGGCATCATTGATACCGACTGGTTCCAGACCTATACCACGCTGCCAAAACTTCAGTACCGCGCCGTGTACGTCGATACGAACAGCGGCAAGGTAGAAGACTGGCTCGATTACACCGTGTTCACGCTTGTTGGCATGGGTGTTGATGGCAATCTCTACATCATCGACGTTGTGCGTGGGCGCTGGGACCCTGAAGACCTGCTGAAGAAGGCAGAAGAGCTTTGGGTTAAATGGAGTGCAGCCGGTTCATTACGAACAGTGCCGATGCGTTATGCGGCCATTGAAGAGAAGCAGGCCGGGCAGGGTTTGATTACCACCCTGAAGAAGCGCAGCGCCACACCCGGCCAGTTGAGCATCCCGGTTAAAGAAATCCCGCGCGGTGCCGGTCAGAACAAGCTGGTCCGGTGCCTGAACGTTATCCCTCAGATTAAAACCGGCAAGGTATTTGTCCCTGCAACGCACAACCATGATGGTGCGGCGATCATGCACGTCTATTACGAAGACGGCACGGTTGCTGGAACGACGTCATGGGTGCTGACGGCTATGACTGAATGCGCGGCGTTCTCTGCTGATGACAGCCATGACAATGACGACATTCTCGATACATGGATGGATGCCATTGATGACAACCTGATTTCAGGTCGCGCACCTATGGCTATCGACCCGAATCAACTCAGGAGAATTTGATGTGGTGGTTTAAGAAAAAAGAAATCGCCGCGCCTGAGCCGGTGAAAGAGCCTGAAAAGGTTCAGATGAAGATTAACCCCGAAGCGGTCGCCTCAGTACAGCCTAAGCCTCAGCGTGAATTCCAGCGATACGAGCCACCCAAAGGCGTTATCCCGGCATCGGTTGAGAGAGCCATCCTTGCGATGGACTCCACCGATTACGGGGCGCTGAATGATGCTTACGGCATGGGCTATGGCGCGCTGGATTCATTTCCCGGTTACCCCTATCTGGCGGCGATGGCTCAGAAGCCTGAATACCGCAAGATGGTCGGCACCATTGCTGAGGAAATGACGCGTAAGTGGATAAAGCTCCGCACGGTCGGTGATGACGACAAGTCAGAGCGCGTAAAGGCCATTACTGACGCACTGGAGCGATTCCATGTGCGAGAGAAGTTCAGAGAGGCTGCTGAGCACGATGGTTACTTTGGCGGCGGGCAGATTTATATCGACGTCCTGTCACCAAAAAACGTATCGGCCTGGACGGATGATAATGAGCTGAAGCAGAAGCTTTTCATCTCTGACAAGAAAATCCCGAAAGGCAGCCTCAAAGGTTTGCAGGTGATTGAGCCAGTCTGGACCTACCCCGGCGTCTATAACGCGCAGAACCCGTTAAACCCTGACTTCTACAAGCCGACCGAATGGTTTGTCATGGGTAAGACGGTTCACGCCAGCCGCATGATCGACTTCGTATCGCGTCAGGTGCCAGACCTGCTGAAAGCCAGCTACAACTTCCGCGGGCTGTCACTGGTGCAGATGGCGGAGCCATACGTGAACAACTGGCTGCGCACGCGTGACAGCGTAAGTGACATGATCCACTCGTTTAGTATCCCGGTCATCGGCACCAACATGAGCACCGTGCTTCAGGGTGGAGGTGCTGAGTCAGTGCTGGCCCGCTTGGAATTGTTCAACCGCTGTCGTGATAACCGTGGTGCATTTGCGAAAGACAATGACCCGACCACACCGGAAACTGTTGAGTTCGTCAATGCGCCATTGTCCGGCCTCGACACTTTACAGGCTCAGTCGCAGGAGCATATGGCGGCAGTTTCCGGCATCCCGCTGGTTAAATTGCTGGGTATTACACCGAATGGCCTAAATGCTTCATCAGACGGCGAGATTCGCGTTTTCTACGACTACATCCACTCACTGCAGCAGGCAATGTTCAAAGAGCCTCTGAAGCGCGTGCTGGACGTAATTCAGCTATCAGAGTTTGGCGACATCGACCCGGAGATTTACTTCGAGTTTGAACCGCTGTACGAGATGAGCGCGAAAGAACGTGCAGATATCCGCCTGGTGGATGCGCAGACTGATGCGGTTTACGTCACTCAGGTTCAGGCGCTCTCAGCCAATGAAGTGCGCGAGAAGATTGCTGATGACCCTGACAGCCCATATCACTCACTGGACTTAAGCGATGAACTCGAAATCGAAAATTACCTTGATGATGAAGAGGAGCCAGCCGTGACCGCAGATGATGAGATGCTAAGTAATGGATACGCTAGTGTAAAACCTAGCGCGGAAATGGCTTCGGCAATTTATACGCACCTTGAGTCGCTAGGCATAAAGGATGTAATTGATCCAAGCGACATGCATGTGACGCTTATGTACTCACGCAACAAGCCGATCATGGTTGATGCGGAGCCAGAAAGGGTTTATGAGGCAGAAATTAGTGGCGATATGGAAATCATGGGTAAAGCGCCATGGCGTGCTTTGGTTCTTCATCTTGAAAGTCCGGATCTGCAAAAGCGTTTCGCAGAACTGAAGGGCTCTGGCGCAGAGCATTCTTACCCTGAGTATCGCGCGCATCTTTCCCTGAAATATGACCCTGATGACGGCGATTTGCAGAAGCTGAAGGATAGCCCGATTCCTCTGCAAACGCTTTTCCTCGAGGGGGAGCAGTTTAAGCCCATTAAGGAATGACGAATGGCCGGAAAGAAGAAGGTAAAAACTATCCGGCCAGTCAGGCCTAATGCCGGTGTCGAAGCCTGGTATCGAAAGAAGCTGGATTCACTCATTACCGAAATGAACGACTCGGTAGTGTACTG